CTTTTTGATGTTCTAAAAGATCTGATGCTAATGATCTTAATATATATGTCTCAACTCTTAGTTCCTTTGCAGATTCTATCATTATATTTTCTGATACCTCTCTTTCCTCTAAAGATCTATTGAATAACTGATGTTTCTCATCTATAATCTCCTCTGCTATTTCTTTATTGTCTCTAAGCTTTTGTAATGTATCTATTTCAATATCTAATCTTTTTAATTGCTTTGTCGTTTCCTTAACATAAAATTTTGAATCATGGAGTTTACTATCTCATTCATATCTTCTTCATTGCATTAGATCTGACTGCAACTCAATTAATCTTATCATATTATCCTCCTCTATTTCTTCTATCCTTACATGTCAAAAATATGACTCCGTATCATTTCCAAAGTGAGATCATGATGCTTTTGTTTCATATGGAGATTCTAATAGCCATGTTGTCTGAGCTTTTGTTTCATATGGAGATTCTAATAGCCATGTTGTCTGAGCTTTTGCTTCTACATATCTACCTGATTCTTTATATTCTTTGCTGTTTCCATCTATTAAATAATTATAGTCTGCAAATTTTCTAGATTCCTTTACGTTTAATGGCAATAATTTATCTTTAAATTTCTTTATAAATTCTATTTTACTAACCTTTTCTCATTCCATAGAATCCAATATTTCTTTTGCTATCCTAATTTCAGGTCATTTATATCATCTGTTAAGCATTCACTCTAACATCTGTCTTGATACAATATCCTTTTTACTTGATGTCTTTAGATCTTCTATAAATTTTGTTGTTAGTTCTTTTTTTGAATTATCTCGTCTTTTAGTTTCTAGATCTTGGTATATTTTATCATATTCTTTATTAACATTATTATATTTATCAAAAACTTCTATCTGTCTATTTATTATATCTTTTGATCTTTTTGGTAATCTATCAAAGAAATCAAAGTCTGTTAAATTTCTTGCAATAACCTCATTGAATTTTCATTCTTCTAATACATCAGTTAAAGTAGATATTCAAGGTCAATATCATTTCTTATCAATATTTAGAGCTTTCAGATCATCATATACAACAGAAATCTCCTCGTCTTTTACTTTATATTCATCATATAGATCTGTTCTTTTTTGTCTTTTTTCTTGATGAGTCTTCTCTAATTCTTCTTTATAATTGAATGTTTTTTCATTTGCTTCTCATTCTTTTATTTGGTATTTTTGTTCCTCTACTCTTTTTCCATCTATCTTTTTAATTGCTTCATCTCTTTTATTTTGTTTGTTTATTTGAGATTGATTTACTCATGCTTGTATAGATCATGGTAATCATATTCAGAAACTTGTTAATCATGCTTCAACAAATAGATCCCAATTTTCTTTTAATGTACTCCAATCTCTATCTGATCACATAATTATAGCAATCGCATCTTGTAGATTTGATTGTGCTACTTCTTCTGCTCATTCAAATCACATTGTTTCAGCTAATTGTTTTACTGCACTTAATAATGCAGGTCATGATTTTCATGTTATAGCTTTCTTTATAGTTAATGGAGATAGAGCTATTTCCATACCTTTTCATTCTATGAAAGATGATATTAATCAATACATATTTGCTAATATATCTTTTGTTCATGGATCTAGATCTTTTGTTGCTGGATCAGTATTTAGATCTTCTAACATTGAATTTGATTCTAATGGAAGAAATGCCATTCCTCATGCTGTAGGACTCTTTGTTAAAAGAGTTACAAGGACTGGTCAAATATTTTGTCATATAACTGATACAAGCTTATTTCAGACTGTGTTTATATCTCATTCATATAATGCTTTTAGCATAGATTTCTGATCTGTTTTAGATTGAAGATCATCCAATCGTGGTCTATTATCAAAAAACTTTGTTTCTTGTTCTTTTATTGCATCAACCACTGTATTTGATCATTTATTTATAAGTGATTCTACAGTTTTTTGCATACTAGAACTTAATGAAGCATTTAATATTGATCATACAGGATTAATACTAGATCATATATATTTTCATATAATTCATCATTTTAATGAATCGGGTAAATATTTATCTATAAATCATGCTGGATCTGTAATTAGATTTCATGCAGATCTTATATTTGGTCATGCAAGTCATTTTGCAGTATCAAATCACATACGAGCTACTGAACCTTTTAATATTTGTGCTTTTTGTTCTGCTGATCATGCTAGATTTCAATACTCTTTAAATTCTTCTTGTTTTTCTGCTCTAACTTCTTCTTGTGGTCTAGCCATATCTTGTACTGGATTCCATCGTTTATTTGTGAAAGAGTTTTTGGTTTTTTCAAAAAAGCTAGGTGCTTCTGTTATTGAAGCAAGTCCACCTCTATCCTTAGTACCTCTAACATATCATTTTCATTCAGTTCAAACTAATGATTGTTTTGGTTGTGTAGGATTAGATCATAACATAGCATTCACTCATCATTGCTGTACTTGTGATGTCTGTGTAGGTACATCATTTTCTCAATCAAAAATATCTATTACTTTATCTTTAGCTTTATTGAAGAAATCAAATAATCACATATATATTTGTTTTAGCTATCTAAAATTTCTCATCTTCTTCCTCGTAATCAGAAGAACCATGATCATTTAATTCATGCTTTTTTTAACAATTGTTTTTGAACCTTCTCAGGTATTCATCATAATAAACCTAGAATTTTTGTATTTTGTTCTTCTTCTGTACCTCATCATGACATAACTGCTTTTATTTCAGATATTACATCTCTACCCATATTTGTAATCATTTCTTCAATATCTCATTCTGTGAAATAAGAACTTCATGCTAGATTTAATATTTCTTCATATGATTTATTATTTCATATCCATTCTTTTATACCTGTTTTTGTAGTAGGTCATAGCCCATATGTTTTCATTGCTGTTTGGCTATATGATCCTCAAAATGATCAACTCGCCATTGCTTCAAATAGATTATTATATCATGACGAATCAGCTCAACCTCATCTTGATCATCATCCTGATCATCCTGAACCTTTTTTAGCTTTAAGTTCTGCTTCTGCAAGATCAGCATCCATTTTCATACCTTTATAGAAAGCATCTAATATTGTATCTACTTCTTCCATTTGACTACTTAATTTTCATTGTTCAACTAATAACTCATTATCTATAGTTCTCAACTGTGTTTGTAGGTTTCTAGTTTGTTGAGATATATAAGCACTTGTTAATGAATCAGGTGCTGATGATCATAATATTGCTTTAGCATCTGCTGGCAAATTGTATATATTTTCTTGCATTTGCATTCTTTGTTTGTCTAATTCTCATACTACATCTTTTTGTAATTGTATCTCAGGATTCTGCATAATTTGTTGTGTCATTGTGAACATCTCAGCTGAATTCTCTCAGAATTGTGCAGTAATTTTGTCAAATAATTTCTTATTATATTTCTCCAAAGTTGTAGGAGGTGTTATTTTATCAGTCTTTATTTTATAATTTGCATATGGATCTCCATCTTTTTTTGTTGTATTTAGTGAATCATATATACTTTCTCAAACTGCATTTATATCATCCAATCATTGCTTTGCTTCTATATAAGCACTTATTCATGCAAATAATTCAGGATTTACATTCTTAATGTCTATAATTGAAGGATCAAATTGTTCTAATGTTCCTGCAATTATACTATCTCAGATCTGTTTAGGAGATAGAGATGATATAGAATTGAAGTTATTTCGTCTTTTTCTTGCTTTCTCAGTTGCTACTCATTGACCTTGTATTACCTCTCAATTCAGCATTTGTTTGAATAAAAAGTCAGTATTATTTACATCATCATAATCAATTTGTACTTGATCAGGATCTGTTGGATCTCAGCTATTTATTTCTGTTTCAGGTACATTATTTGGATTTGTTTCATCATTAATATTTGGATTCACATCTTCTACTTTTGGAGTTCATGCAGGTGCTATAGCATTTCTAACGTTAGTTAAAGCTCATGCTGTACCATTAGGATTGGCAGGAGTTTCTATTTTTGGATTTATATCGTTAGATATATCAGATCAATCAATGATTTTTTGTCATTGTTTTAAGACACTATCTTCTGTTTGTTTTCAGGCATTGTAGTCATTATTTAGATTTCTCATTTTACCCCTTTCTCCAAAAGTTACCATGATTTATCGGTTAGATTTTAAATATTGTACACTCAAATCTGTATAATCCTCTAATAGTTTTATTTCTCATGAGAACGTTGCTTCATATTCTGCTAACATTACGAACTCTAGAGTATCTCATTTTTTCAGTTCCATAAACGATTCTCTATATCCTCAATTAAATTGTCTAGTCATCCTCAGATCATCTAGATATATTGTTCATGATGCTGTACATGACCCACTTACTGATCATCAATCTGAACATGATCAACTTATAGATCCTGATACATTTATTTGTATTCCTGTGTTACTTGCATACTCTTTATGGAACAATGTTTGCCCATCAGAACAGGCTATTCATAATATATATCATGTGATATGTGATACAAAATTCACTCAAAAGTTGTAGCTTACTTTATATATCCCATCTCTTTGGATAGTAATGATGTTTCAGGTATTTTCAATAGCTGATATATTATCTGATGCATTATTTAGTGCAAATCAGAAATCATCGTATATTTGAGTTCATGATCAACTTCTTGATTCGTCTCATCCCAGTCTCATATTTAATATATCTGCTGGTATCATTTCAATTGATTTACCTTTTGATCATACCATAACATTCCAATTTTTTCTACCCTGATATGTTTTCATTCCTTCATTTGAAAAATCTCCCATATCGAATAATCTTAGATTATCTACTGGCTGATTCAATCATGGTGTATCTTCTTGGATTGGATCATCGAAATCATTATTGACTTCAACTGGATCATCGTAGAACCCCGTATCCACATCCATGTTAGGATTTAATTCTTCTTGTGAGGTCATAGTTTAAATTGAGTTCATAAAATCTTGGTGTTACTGTTTCGTCTGTTCATCTTGTTAAAAGTATTTGATACTCCATAACATTCCATTCTTTATTGAAGTCAGGATCTGTTGTTGGAAATAGATCAGCATACATCTTATCAACATCTGTTACAGTTTTTATAGTGTAGAAGTTACCAAATCATGTACTTTCTCTATCACGTCTTATTTTGATTGTTATGCTTCAAGCAGAAGCACTATCTTTAGACAATAAATATCATATTGTTGATTTTAAATTAGTTTTTCCTTCTCACATAATTCATCAATCGTATATTCTTCAAATTAGGAATCCACTAGGTTGATATGTATTACTAATCCATTCTGTATTCGCTCTAAGTTCTCTATAAGCTCATCAAAATTGATATTGGCAACTTACATAAAAATAATCTCCAAATATATAACAATTATATGGATAATAATTTCACAAAAAATCATCTAGAGTCCATTCTAGTAATCAACTCCATATTCAATCTACTTTCTTAAATGTTCGTATTCAATCTGCCATAGGACAATATAGAACTCCATCTTTAATATCCATATTATTTCATGGAGATCATATAAATGTTGTCATATCTCATCCATCATTTGGAAGTCTAGTTCTTTGCATCTCCATCCTACTATATCATTTTATTTCGTATAATATATATTCTGTTGAATCTGCTGAATTTCTAAATAATGCATAATCTGATGTTCAATCAGTTGTTACACTTTCTAGATATAATCTATCAAAACTTACAGTTTGTACTAATCATGTATCTTCTACATCGAAAGTACCTTTTGCATAATGAATTTTTGTATCTAAATTATTATTTACTAGATATATTTTTAGATAATTTCCCTCCATAGTTAAACCTTTGATCTCAGAATCATCTTCAAATTCTCTTATAACTTTCCATCAAATAGGAAGTTCAGGAGTTGCTATTGGTATATATCTCCATAATTTATTATGATCAGCTACTAATAACATTGTGTTAGAGTAGTCTAGAACTGCTGTTGCAGATCAAAATGTATGTACAGTACCACTAAATGGATCTGTATATGTTGGAGATGCTATTGGTGCTATAGCTCATTGTCATAACGTTGTATCAAATACTGTTATATCATTTCAAAATGCCCATATATCTTCTTGAAATTTTAATACAAAATCATCTGAATCTCATGTAAGATTTCAGATTAATTGTGTTGTAGTAGGTCGTTGTGAATTATTTTGTAATAAAGCTCTTTGAAATCATCATGTCTCAATTTTTACTAGCTGTGAGTGATTATTTCAGACATACATGAATCTTGATGTCGGATTATTTCCTGTGTCATTCGTATTTTCTAATAAAGAGCTTAGACAAATTCAGTTAGAAATATCTCTAACATTTACATTTCTAGCATATTGGAATTGTCCTTTGTGTCATACAAAAGGATCTTTCGACTCTCATCTATTCCATTGTTTTTCTAGATATTTTTTTGCCATTATAATCGCATAAGATTAGTTAAAACAGGATTTCTATATTGTCATGGTTGCATGTATCTATCTCATATAGCAGTTAGCATTTCTAATAATGCTTCATTCCATTCCTCTTTATAAAACTTAGCATCAACACTTTTATTTGTTTTCTTTAATTGGTACGACATTCCTTCTAAAATTACCCATATATAATCTCGAGGTATTGATAGAGCTGATTCTACTGTAGTCAATGCAACATCTACATTTGTTCTAGCATATCTTAATACTAATCAATTTGTAACATTTATTGTAGGTGCTGGATATATTCTTAGTTTTTTATTATCAAATCTAAAATATGGAGCATCTACTGATTGATTGTCTGTATATCGTGCAACTGGATTAGGTAGATTTCCTGCTGGCATCTCTGTAGCTTTTACTCAACTTCCTTCTCATGATGTAGTTGAATATTTAACTGTACATTCTAACAATGCCTTTAATTCAGGTATTGTAGGTACTGCTGGAGATCCTGAATCTCATAATGGAAGATCGTATTCTGTTTGACCAGCAACAAGACTAATTGTTAATCATTCATCAAAAAATCATTCCATAACAAAATGAGCTATTTGATTTTCAGCTCTATGTAAATATCTATTGAATCGAATTAATGCTTTCGCAGGAGTAAGATCTGTTGCATTCTTTGCATTATCAAATAATCGTTCTGTAATATAATCGTTTATTGTTCTAGCCATGATCTATATAAAATAATAAAATAAACTATCATTTTATTGGAGATCATGAAGATCTCCATAATATTTATGAACCCACGAATCCAAAGTAATCTACAAATACTGTAGTGATTCCAGTAGCAGTCAATTCAGTTGTACCTCATACGAAGTCTGCTCAACTTTCATTAATTACTAACATAAATCACAATATTGCATATTCATTATTTAACTTTTTAATTTCTCATGTATTCATTTTTAATGTTTTTGCTTTATCGTCAGATTTTTCTACAGTATATTCATTAAGTCCTGTAGTTGCGTTATATTTTACTCAGAAAGTAAATATAGCTTGAAAATCATCTGATATTGTTCCTACTAAAGCTGTAAGATCTGTATCAGCTACAATTGGTCGAGATAAGTCTCATCCAATTTTTACTAAACACGTTGCTCAAACTTTAGCTTTTGTCGCATCTACTGCTGATACTGCCAAAGCAGGATCTAGTACAGGACAATTCACTTCATGGTCTAAAAATGCCATTTTTTAAGTTTGTAATAAAGTAAAATAAGAAAATAGGAGAAGGTTTGATCCCTCTCCTAAGTTATCTTAACTAAATGTATATGCTAATGTAGAAGCTGACTCAACTCTAGTCATTGCGTCTTGTTGCAATATAATAGAATTAAATGCTACTTTACAACCCACCTTTTGTCTTTGTGCCAAAGGATCTGAATCAGATGCAGATCTAGGAGTGATGTATGTTCTCAAAGCTTGCAAATCAGCAACTCCGTATGCTCCTTCTCACATTACATAAGTTGGATAAACAGTAACTGTTGATGTGAAAGATTGAACCCATGCAGATTTTACTACTCTTACGTTGTACAACATACCAATTTCTCAGTTCATGATGTCTTTCGCATTAGCATCAGTGTATTTTTTAAGATCTAAGAAAGCTCATGCTGATGCTCCTGTTTGAAGATCGTAAATAACATTAGGATGCATAACTGCTACGTAAGCATCTCCCATTGTAGGAGCTGATTTTGTAGACAAAAATGCGTTTGCTTTTGCTAGAAGGGTTGGAGTCATCAGGTCAGTAGCTCCCAAAGTTGCTCTAGAAGTTGCTGATCCTGCATAGATAACGTTTGTTCAGTTTGTTTCAAGATTAGCTTGGATAACTGAATCCATTACTCTAGCCATATCTTTTCCTAAAACCTTTGCAGATTCCTTAATCATTTGGATTGGAGAAGAATCCTCTAGAATATCTGTGATAGTTGCAAATTCTCCGTATTGGTTTGCAGTTACAGATATAGTAGTAGTAGTTATATTAGTAGCAGTTGGAGTAACTCCTTCTGTCAATAATACAGATGCAGGTGTAGATATTTTTCTATCTACCTTTGTTCGAGACAAAGTGTTGTACCCTTTTTTCCATGCTGATTTTTTACCCATAGAGTAAAATCTCAAATTTGGCTCGAAGTTTTCTAATACAGTGCGGTTTAATCGAATTTGTAACAATTGTCATGAGGTATTGACGTTTCCTTTAGTTGTCATTCCCATGATTTAAATAGTTGCAAATAAAATGGTTTTATCCAAATTGACTTTCTAATTCCGCTTCCATTTGGTCAGTGTTCATAGTGTCAATGGATGGTTTACTCGTAGTCGTTTTGTTATCTCTACCTCAAACTTTTAACCCTCATTTAAGTTTGTTGATTTGTTGTTCATCCAATAATCTAGTAGGATCAGTCTCAGCTATTACTAACTTTGACACATTATCCATAGATAGATTTGGATTTTCCTTAGCAAATTTCGTAATGTCGTCTTTTAGATCGTCTAAGTCAGGATTGGCAGTCATGAAATCTTCTAGTTCAGAAGTTCTTGTCTTATCAATACCCTTTTCCACTTTGTTGATGTCTCTTTGAACCAGCTTAACATCTTGTTTAGCATCAATTAGTGCTAAGTCCTTGTCAGCATCGTCATCGAAATCATCATCAAGTTCTCACTTCTTAATCTTTTCTAATCTTTCGTTGGCTTCCGCTAATTCTTCTTTCAAAGCTTTAGCTTCTTCTCTAGATTCATTTCTTTGAGATAGAAGTTTTTTGACTCATGTTTTCTTATCCTCTTTTTTCTGTTCTTCATCCTTGTCAGGATTAGGATCGTCTCATTTGTCATCATCTTCTCAATCATCGTCAGATTTATCGTCATCAGACTTATCGTCAGGATTAGTGTCGTCAGCTTTGTCATCTGCATTGCTGTCGTCTTCATCTTCCTTTGATGAATCGTCATCCTTCTTAGTCTCAGTGTGTAAATCATTCGGATCTAGATCGTTTAGATTTTGTTCCATCTCATCTAGAGTTTTGTCGTCTTCGGTGTGTGTCATCGTGCATAACATTAAAAGATAAATATTCCTTCTCAGGATACGGTTTTGATATATGGTGTCGCAAACCATTATAACAGTACAAACCATTATATTGGATAGTTTATAGGAAACTACACACGTAAACCTACAAACTACCCATATAATGAATTACATTTAAGTAATTGATTCTAACTCATTGATTCTATCAGTTCATCCATAAAGTTCTCATGTCTTGATGCTAGATCTTTTACAGTCAATTCTGCATTAACATCTTCTTTAAGTGTAGCTATCTCATTGAATACCTCACGTCTTCTAATTAAAACTGTAGATCCATTTGCTTTATAAGAGTCTAATTGTAACGATCGAATAGTATCTTCTACCTCTTGCCTTCTAATCTCCAAATATTCTTTGAATCAGGCTCGATGTTCACTCTTAGTTATTCCTATTAATGCCTTTAGATGTTTATCCTCTATATTAACCATTGGTTTTAAGTTCAAGATCTAAAACTGTTAGTTGTGCATTATACAGTTTAATTTTTTCTTTATCTTGTTCAGTTTCAATAAGTTTCAATAGATTCTCCCTTTCAGTAGTTTTCATTTGTTTTAATATCTTTTCTTCTCAAAGGTCTTGATCAACATGAGCTTGTGATGTTGGAATATCCTCGTCTGATATATCATTACTATGTATTGATCAATCAGAGTGATCTGCTTCCTCTCATGTGTATTGTCTTTTAAAGTTCCTGTAAGCTACTCAAATATCAGAGTGTTGCAGAATTGTATCTAGATGGTTTGGTTTTACTCAATATCTTTCAACAATATCCGTTCATTTCTCTAGCTCCCGTAGTTTTACTCAATAAAATTCTATGATTTTGTCCACTACTGCCATCATTGCTGGTTTTAAATTTGCCTGCAATACTCAGAATTCTATAAGCTTTTCTGTTGTAAGATCTATTGGATTCATATTCTTTTCTGTTGCAAATTGAACTATAACCTTACCCCATTGTAATTTGTCTTGATGTGTTTTGGCAAAATCAGTGTAACCTGATCATTGCATTCGATCGTTTGACATGTGTGTGTAGTTTTAAATAATAAATATTACAGATAAGTATCTGCATAGTCTCCACTTTTTACTGTGTTTTCTTTTACTAATTTTAGGTAGTATTCATTTAATTGATGTATTTTCTTATCCAATTTTGCATCTGCTTTTGTAGCTTTTCCATATACAACTGCCTTAATTAATTTCTCAGATTTAAGATCTGCTATAGTTATACCATAGAATCTTATAATCTCTTGGATGTAATCAGGTGCTGAATTTATGTCTAATACAATATCGTTTACTTCATAAGAATCAGCTCTCCATTTTTTGATAGCTGTCATCTCTGCTTTTGTGATTTCATGTGCTTTAAGTTTATCGTCTTCGTATAGATCTACAGTATTTATTCCGTAGAACTGTTGAATTTTTCTGATCTTTAGATTTACTGATCCTTCTTCAACTTCTTCTTCTACTGGTGCAACTGGTTCAGCATCAGGTTCTCCTTGATCAATAGTCTCATCAGAAGGTGCATCAGGTGCATCTACTTCTTCAGTTTTAGTCTCATCTACTGAACTAACTTCTTCTTTAGTTCAATTTTCTGTGTTTTCTGAACTAACTACTCTTGCTTTCTCAATTTCTTTTTGCATTGCTTCAATATTGTTTTTGATTTGATTTCTTGGTTCTTTTCCTAGAACTTCAAGATATTGTTTTCTTACTTCTTCTAGTGTCATTTCAGTCATTTGTGTGTAAATTAATTAGTTAAAAGTTTTTTTAAGTCTGCCAATACTATTCATGATTTTGCTATTTCTTTTTCTAATACAACTCAGCTTGCCAGTTCTTCTTGAAGTTTATAATACTTAGTTGTGTAGGTTGTTTTGATCAATTCTCATTGTTTTACTAATTCCATTGGATCTTTTACATCAGGGAATTTTTTGATAGTTTCTTCTTTAAATTCTTCGTTAGAATAAAGATGATTGTAATCATAACCTTCATCTGTAAACCAATCTTCTAGTTTTTTAATAGTTTCAGGAAGTTGAGTTTGTTTGATCTTATTTACCAAAAATGCTCTTGTAAATTCATCAATAAGTGCTTTAACTCCTTCTTGTCATAATAAGTCTTTTTCTTCTTGTGTAAGTATTAACATGTGTAGTTTTAGTAATTATTTAAAAGTGGTTGTGGTCAATTTTGTGGTTGTTGAGATAGTGATTGTCTTGAAGCATGGTTCTGCATTGCTTGATTTGGTCATGCTTGATTCATCAATTCTTGTTGTCAGCTCTGTATATATGCCATCTTTCTCATTTCTATTGCTGACTTTGTTGCAGGTGTAGATAATGCTGATTGATAAATACAAAGATATGTGTAATGATCTTCATTAGGATCTTCTATTATCACAGGCATATTGTTATTCAATAATATAACATGATCTTTCGCATCCAATTCTTCTGGAGTATACGGACATCATTGCTCGATCTCTCTTAAACTCATTCATTGCATAGCATAAAGTTTACGTTTCATAAACCTTCTTGCAACTGGTGGAGTAGTAGGATCGTTTAAAGTCAATGTATATATTCTCTCAAAAGTAGCTAATTCTGATTTATTCTTAGACTCTAATTCTCATTTGTTTTGGATTTGTAGTCTTGGATCGTTTGCTCCTATGATATTCTTACGTGAGAATATGTCTCATGATTGTCATATACCTCTATTAAGCTCTGTATATTTCTCATCTTTAGCAGAGAAGTAGAATTTATAATAAAGATACCATAGCTCCCAAAAGTCTTTTTCTCATCGTGAGTTTATTTTGTTTCAGAGTATCAAATTAATGTTGGCATTCATCTGTGCTATCTGAGCTTCACGTGCTGTGTCTGCATTTGGATCTGCTACTCATCTAGTCAAACTACTCAATCCTGTATCATCTTGAACTTGTTGATCTAATAATTGTGGGAAGTTATATACATCCTGAGTCATTCCTTGTACTGGCTCATTATACATCATATTTCCTATATTTGCGTTATTTTTAATATCAACAGGTATATATTGTGGTCATTGTACTCATTGCTCTAATATCTTTTTAGATTTGAAGTATATTGATTTATCTAAGAATACTTTACCTCATAATGCTTGTTTGATGGCTTGTACTCTGATAAGATTATACATCAATGTCTTTAATTTCTGTTTATCTTCTGCTATATCGTATAGACAAATTCCTCGTGGATCTCAATCTACAGGTTCGTAGTAATTCAAAGATACAGGAATCCATTTTAGGACTTCTGTTTTTCCTTTTACCTTTCTAATCAATGGTTCTACAACTCTAACATCCAATAGTTCTGATGCTCCTCGCATGGTTACTTGTATTGGAAGTCCTTTATATCTTGAATAATGTACATAAATTACTGTATTTGATCATCATAATTCTTTTTCTAATGCTGTCATATCTCTAGGACTTGCATCTGATTCAATCTTTTCCTGCATATCAGGAGAAAGTCATGCTTCTACTTTTCATGTATTCATCCAAATATCTGAGTTTGCTTTAACTTCTTGCACTGACATAATTCTTTCAAATCCCATGTATTGGAAGTTCTCAGCTGATGTATGTCCACTTGGATCAGGATACCATGATTCAGGTGCTACTACTTTGTAGCTAGGATTCTTATAGTCTTGACGATCATCCCATCCGTCTAATAATCTGATTCATACTCATTTTGTGAACCTATTTTTTTGATTAGTATAATCTGCTTTTTCCATAGAAAGATTATCATAATCATACTCACATACTGATTGAAAATTACTAGCTTCAATAAAATGATACAAGTCTCTACTTGTCCATTTAATACTCAATTTGTCTTGATAATATAATGCTAATAATGAATTTGTTAGACTTCTGATAAGATTTACTTTAACTTTTTCGTCCGCAACGTTAGAAACATTATAGAGCCATGTCCTGTCTCTCATGGTTTGTCTCTTTTGTGATGAAGCATTTTTACTGGTTGTGAACTCCGATATAGTTAGCTCTTTAATCTTTTTTAAATCTTTTCCTTTGAATTCCATAAAATAGATTGTTGGAATTAAAACTTATTTTCTTATATTCGTTTATTTTAAAAAATCAAGCCTAATTTAATAAAGTTGAATTAACGACAACTCATCAATCGCTTGGATCTTCTAAATGATTTGGTTCATTATCTGCAAAATATTCTGTAGCTGTTCTGTAGTGAGAGTTCTCATCATGTACTGGTTTATCCTTCTCTGATGTACTTTCAGATCATTCTTTTATTTGTGGATAATGCGATTGAATTATTGCCTGTTCTCGATCATGACATTCGCTATCATAAAATACTCTATTCAACATTAATTGAGTTTTATTGATTCTTTCTCTCAATGTAGATTTTCTATTTGTTGTTAAATTTATTCACATTTCTCTCAATGCTTCTCTAATTGTCTCAGTTTGTACTGTGGTCTTAGTATCAGAATTGTATGGATCTCAGAAATGATCACTAAATCTGATCATTCTCATATACTCCATCAACTCATAGTCCTCAGTAGTATATGCTCGATTATTTCATTGATATGGTTTTCATATTACTAATCATGCAAAGTCTTTTATATGCCATCATACTCTTTCAAATGTTTTTATCACAAATAACATTCATGTTTTATAATCCTTTTGCCATAATATAAAAGCATTTGAATCTCTACCAAAATCCCATGATCAATATGTTTTTCTCTTTATGTCATATACAAATGTTCCTTTTGATGCCATCCTTGTAAATAGTGGATAAACTGCTCATGATACTGATGTTTCATAACTTATATCTATCTCTTTTGCTAGATCTAATGTTGTTCTAGTAGCTTTCTGCATATCATACCATGCTTGTGTTTTTAGTGGATGATCACGCCAATGTAATCTGATCTTTTTACATAAATAATGTTTATAATCTTTATGGTTGGTCATTACTTTTCAATATACGTTGTTGGTTCATTCAGGAGTTCATCAGAATATTCTGCAATCTGTAACATCCTTTGTCTTTCTAAATGCAGTAGAGTCTCTAGTCCATAATGCAAACTCATCTAACCATACACTTTTTCTACGTCATCATGTTCAAAAGTTAGGTCATGAATCTCCTGCTATCTCTTTGTCTCAATCTTCTTTTGATGATATACTCATATATTTTGATGCCATATCGTCAGGTAGCATCCACTCAGGAAGCCTAGACAATACGTATCTATATCTTTCAAAGTTACTATCCATATTTCATTGCTCATCTACATAATCCTCTTTATATGATCATGATAATGTACTCCATCAGTGAAATAACCATCATCGTGTATATATTCAGATCATCTGCCATGAGAATCATACGTCTCTAGTTTTCTCTACAAATACTTCTTCTCATTTCTCAATACTATTAACTATTGATAATATAAAATCGTTTTGAAATGGATATGGTATGAACGGTAGATGCGGTTTATCTAGTCTAGGATTATATGTCCATAAGAATAATGCAAAGAACATTAATGGACTCTTTTTACATTGTTCTAAATAAAACTCTTGGAATTTTTTATCTCATTCAGCACGTCTCATTATAGATATTCTTTTTTTCAGATTGTTGTGCTGTACTTGTTTTATATATTCGTCTCTTTGTTCTGTTGAATATTTTACGTTTGATCTCCACTTCTCCAATGTTTCTTCTCTAGATAATCAAGAAAAATCTAACATTTCTTCTATCAAAAAGTTCTCAGGTACATCCATAACATTATTTAAAGTGTAATCTTGTGTCATTTATTTCTTTCAATTTGCAAAAAATTCTCCTAATTCCTCCATTAGGTCTTTCTCATTAAGTTCTTGTTTCTTCTTTCAATCTGATGTTGATTGTTGATCTTCTCTTAGATCAAATATACTATGCTCTGCACTTAGTAATAATTTAGCTATGCTTGAATTGTATTGTCAGGTTATACCTAGATCTTTAAGCATTCTTAGTTGGATACTCAAACATCTCTTGTACGATAGAAAAAAAGACGGATATAATAATTTACCTTCATTTCTGTCAGTAGCCCAGTTCCTAAGTGTTCTAACATCAACTCATATTTTCATTGCAAATCACTCAAATCGTGGTGGAGCTTTTGGTCTAGTGTTGATTCTCTCCCTCATCACTCAATTTTTTCATACAAATTCTTCTGTAATATATTCTTCATAGTATCATCATTTTACATGATTCTCAAAATATTCAAGCATCTCTTTTACATATTTAGGTTTATATTTTGAAGGCGATCATTTTCATATGTTGGTATTTACTTTAATTCATTTCTTATTATTTATTTCAATTTCTAAGATTCTTTCGTCTCTAGATTGTTTCTTCTTAACTATTTGTTTCTTAATCTTTGTGGTTTTTGCTGTACTTGTTCACGTTTTTTTGGCACGTTTTGCTAGATCTTTCATTGTTCAAGTCTTTTTTACCATGCTTCTATTTGTTACGGATAAATTTTCCTAATTGATCTTTAACATGAGCATCTAGTTGTTTTCATAAATTATCTCTTAAAGCTTTCTCAGCTAATTTTAGATCTTTAGTCCATAGCATTCATGATTCTTCGACCTTTTTTCTTAGCTTATTTGAAATAATACTTTGTCATTGAATTGTATCTCATTCAATGTAATAAACAACGTCTCCCATTTCTAATTTCTCCATGTGTAGTTTTAAATAATAAATAAGTTTGCAGAGTGTCGAATCGAACGACCGTAACCTCGCTTATGAGACGAGATCGAGAACCAGCACTCTCCCTGCATTATATGGGAGGAAAATGTTTAATAAACCTCCCAAATCGAATCGTATGACATGATTCAGTATCCGTAGCCCCACCTTGCTAGAGATCATGATAGCCCTCTCTTTGTGCTACCAAGCCGTGTGTAGTTTTATTTATAGAAGTCGATTTGACCATCATAACTGATTCCATTATCCATTGCATGGTATATGGCAATTCTTGCTCAGTTTTTTAGATCTTCCATAACATTCACTATTCATTTTGTACAGTTTAATTCTGATAAATCAACAATTCTTTTTGCGGGAAAAGAATTTCTATCAAGAACTCCTGCGATTTTACAATCAGTATATCATACCGTAACATTCCATGTATGCATTGGATATGCAGAATATGCAACTCCATCAACATCTAATGTTACTACTAATTTTCATCCAATAGCATCTTGCGGTGCTTTAACAAATGTAGCATTTAGTCAATCCATGTAAGAAACTTTTGTAAGATTTCTGAATACATTTTTTGATGTGCTAGATTTTAAACTCCAATTCCATTCAGCATCTTTAGTTGTATAAGTTACTGCTGGTCTTTCTGATATTGCTACAATATCTTCTATCATATCAATTGCTCCTTCTGCTTCTTCTTCTACTACTATAACTGGTGTTTCTTTCAATGTTGTAATTTCTGTTAATAACATGTTTGATCTTTTTACTGCATTTGCTAGATCTGTTTCTAATACTTCATTTTGTTCTACTGCTAGTTCTAACTTAGCTGAATCGTCTCATGCTCCTCCAAAGATTACTAATCAAATTAGGAATCCTAGTCATAGTATAGCCAATACTGTAAGTCAGTTTTGTAATGCTCTTTTCATTTTGTTTAAATGTAATAATATATAAAAAAGTTTAATCACTTCGTGTTTGTGCCTTTACTGCTCGCATTTGTGCAGATTGTGCTTCTGTAATAGCAATACTTGCTAGTCTTTTAGTCTCTTTTCATGCTCATTCTGAATTTCTTAATGCATCCATTTTATCAATAATTGTAGCATATAGTTGTTTAAGTTTTCATACCTGATCATCTCAACTAGGATTAAATCTTAATCAAACTGACTTTTGTCAGAAAGATAATTCAGGCATTTTTTCCACTGATGGTCATAGTCATGTAGAGTTCATTTTTTTTAATATAATTAATATAAAAGGTTATTTCTCTAGGTTTCTTGTTCAAAATCTACTAACAAGGTATGTTAATCAATCTTTTGATAATTCTATATTTTTTCATTCTACCTCGATCGTCATCTCTATTTCGTCTATCTCCTTACCTTCAATAACAATATATAATGTACTGTTTGAGTCGATTTTTAGTCTTGTTTCTTCTAGCAAATATTTTATAGCATAGAAATAAAAGAATTTATCTGTATCATCTGCAAGATCTTCTATTTCTTCTTCATGACTCTCTAATTCACTTTTGAAATGCTCCATATCTCCCTGAACTTTTCTAAATGAATTATTTGTATCTAATACATAATCAGATGCATTTTTTCTAA